GGTACTGATTCAGCTAGAGCTATAACAAATGCTAATACAGTTTTTGTGCATACGTATGTGGGAGATGATTTTTCAGGTGATGGAACTCGTGAATATCCATTTAAAAGTATGTTTAAAGCTGTTCAAAAAAGTGGTATTAGTAATATCGTTTTTAGAGGAGTTATAAATGAATATTTTAGTATATCTAGTGTAAGATTAATAGGAGATGATATAAATCAACGGTTTTTATTCCTTAATTATAATCCTAGTCTTTATTTATATGAAGTTTCTGATGCGGGATGTTATAATATGACTGTTGACAGTGTTAATGGTACTGCTAATAGTAGATGTTGGTATCGATCTATAATACAAAAATATAATATTGGTGCTTTAGATAGATTTGATTATTTATTGGTTAAAGATATAATTCATGGTTCTTCTGATGATGGTAGAAGAGATCATTATCTTCACCAATCAACGTTTTTTGGTAATGAAATAACTACTTGTACCGTAAGGAATAGTATACAAATAGTTGAATTTAATTATATGAACTCAAATTTTGGGTATAATCTTTATACTATCTTCCCATCAACATGTATTTTTAAATACTTCTCAACTCCTATTATTCAACCCATTTGGACTAATGACTCAAAAGCTAATATACAATTATTAAGGGATGCTTATGTAGTTGCAGGAATGCCTATTGATGATTCTACATCATTATTTGTAAAAGACTCTTTTGGAAATGAAACATGTCGAGTTATTAAAGAACAAAAAAACGGAGGAACATCTGCAAATATATTTAACGCTTATAATGAAGATGGTACAGTTCAAGACTATTCTTTAAATCCTGCTTCAAATAATGAAGCACTTTATGCTTCCGACTTAGGAGGCTACGTAGGCTGTTTTAAACCTGCTGCAAAAATAGATTTAATTAATGATTTAAGCGAAGCGATTAATGTAAATGCAGATGGTACAGATTCTTCAGAGCAAGGGCTTCTATTAATGCGTAAAATGATTAGTGGAGTTAAGTCTATTGAATTTGACACTACGTCTAATCAAATATGGAATCGTTGTACTTCTAATACCGTTAATATTCCTAACGGAGTTAAGTATAACGGAAGTAACATAATGTCGGATGATGGATCAGCTTTTGGATATTATTTTGGGAAACATCAAAATCTAATGAATCCACTTTCTTTACTTCCTACAGACATTTTAGAGCCTAATACGATTTACAAAGTTTGTAATTTGAATCGAGATATTTATTCGGCTGTAGTTTTTAATGGTACTCAATATCTACCTGATTATTTTTTTAAGACAGGTTCGGATGTTCTTAATTTTACATTACTCAATGGAGATTCAGGAACTAATGTAAAAAAAGTTTTAGCAACCCCACTTGAAAGTATAGAAATTCTTCCATTTGATAATATGGATACACCATCAATTGATTTTCCAAGGTACAGTGCACCGCTTTTTGGAAATGTTCAAATGTTATACCATAAGATAGGAGTTAATATTGATAAACCAGTTCTATTTAGTGAGGTAACAAATGACAAGATTTCTTATTATGATAATTGGGCTGTAACTAATGCAGATCAGGAATTTGTAACCCTTGCTAATGATACTGCGAATTACTATTATAAGATTCCTGTACTTAAATTTATGCGTGTCGAATTGAATGCTCATTTTAATGCGGATTACGATCAATAATTATGATACGAATAAACTCAATAGGAATTGCTTTAGACACTGGAATTATACCTCCCGTAAGTCGTGTAAGGAGTAAAATTTACTCTATAGGACTGAACTTGGAATATGGAGTGATACCTCCTAAAAATTATTATAGAACTAAAATTTCAAGTATAGGAATCAGTTTAGAATCAGTTGCGGATAGTGAATTTAATTATCAAATAATGTAAAAAATATAATCATGGGTGAGGACATGGAAAAACAGACGACAACAGCTTTGGGAACGCAGACAGGAGAGATCCCGACAACGTTACGACTGTTGGCAATATCGTTAGATAAGACTTTTGAGGGTATTTATGAAAAATTTGATGATATCAACAAAAAAACTGCCGAAAATCAGAAAGAAATTATGGATGCAATCGAGACAAATAAAACACATATAGACCAGCAGTGTAAGGTTTGCCGATTGGATGTTGATAAAAAATTTGATAGTTTGCGGATTCTTATTTTTCTGAACGACAATCCTAAAATGTTTAAACTTATTGCAGCCCTTGTTGCCTTAGTTGTTATCCTTGCCGGAGTTGGAAGTGAAAAAGTATTTACCTCATTTATAAAAATAATATCATGAAATCAATTAAACGTTTTTTCAAAAAGTATCATGAGTTTATGACTCTTCCTGTCGTGTTTGCCGTATGGCTACTAAGTATCGGGGTTCTCAGATGGATGGACCCGACGGCGGCTGTTTTCGATGCCGGGATATTCCAAATTCCACTATTTGCGATCATCCAGTTTGTGATTTACATTTCAATAGCCTGGATCATGCTGGGGATTGTATTTGGTAATCACCGGAGATATTTACAAGTTAAAATGAAAACCGATTTCGAAAACTTACAACCATGGCAAAAATTAAAACTCTCTTACTCTATTTATTTTTTATTGTTGGGATTACTAGTTTATCTGGCCAGAACGCTGGTAGTAGCATAGAGACAGTTTCACGTATTTATACGGCTGAAATTGGTACTCGTGAAGCTACAGGACACAATGACGGCCAGCGGGTTGAAATGTACCTGCATTCTGCCATCCTTAAACGTGGTCAACCATGGTGCGCTGCCTTTATTACATGGACCTATAAGACTGCCGGAATAAAAGCCGTGATATCCGGATACGCTCCAAACTGGTTCCCGTCGAAAAAAGTAATTTACACCCGCGGATCAAAGAAAAATTCAACCCCCGGTACTGCCGATGTTTTCGGGATCTATTTCCCCAATAAAGGCCGTATCGCGCATGTAGGATTTATTGATCAATGGAAACAAGGAAGCATGGCCATCACCGTGGAAGGAAATACGAATGAAGCCGGAAGCCGTGAGGGGGATGGTGTTTACAGGAAGAGAAGATTGAAAAGTCAAATTTATAAAGTAAGTCGTTGGTTGTAATGTCTGAACTATGATTTATATGATTTAATGATTACTATGATGAAAACAAAAAAACGTATTTTTTTTAGAAACTTACTGGCACTGGCTATCCGGAATGATCGTTGGTGGAGTAACCCCCGAAATTATGATAAGATAGTCGCATTTCTGCAGTATCAAAATCGGATCGCTTTTATTTGTATTTTAATCCTGTTTTGCTCATGTTCTGGAACAAAAAAACTTGAAAAATCAAACCTATCAAGTAATTTGAAAACAGATACTGAAGTATCCAAAAAGTTGGACGAAAAACAGACGGGTTCTGTGAGTGATCAGTCCGTAAAAACTGCTGATAAGAAAACGGATTTATCCGAAAAAAAGAATAAAACGATTGAAACCCATACCACGGATTACGATCCTTCAAAACCGATTGTTCCTGGAACCAATAAACCGCCGGTAGTCAAAGAAACAATCCGGATCGTGAAAGAATCAAACGAAAAGGATATTCAGATTCAGGAGGGGTTGACTGAGAAACTTAATTTGCAGATAGGTTATACCATGGAACTACAGACTAAATTGGATAGCGTTATGAGGGTGAATAGTACGCTTAATTCTAAAACTTCGTTATCTGAGACTACTGTGAGCAATTGGTGGAAATGGTTGATTGGTGGGGTAGGGATTGGAATGATAGGGTTGTGGTTGATTGGGAAGATTCCGTTTGTGGTTATATGGGGGAAGATAAAAGCATGGTTTAAATAATTTAAAATTAAGGGGGATAGTAAAAAAGCCCCCGGTTGTTAGTAGAGATACCACTCACGTACTAACACAACGATGCGACTTAGCGCAAACCGGGGGCCAAATGCCTTCAGTTGCTAAGTCGCATTTTTTGTGTTCAAAATGTACATGAGTGGTTTTGCAAAGATAAACAATATATTTACTAATTTCAAAAAACAATTATTTAATGAAAAATTTTACTCAGGCGCCATTGCCTTTTCAGGGACAAAAACGAAGATTCCTAACTGATTTTAAAGTGGCATTACAGGATTTTAAAAGTACACCCTTATTTGTTGACCTATTCGGGGGGTCCGGTTTATTGTCACATACCGTTAAACAGATGTATCCTGACGCGGAAGTGATCTACAATGATTTTGATGACTATCATATCCGTATTAATAATATAGACCGTACGAACGTTTTGCTTACTGATATAAGGCGTATTGTTGCCGGTTCGGCAGATGATAAGATAATAAGTAAGGATATTAAGGATATTATCATATCACGAATAGAAATGGAAGAAAAGACCGGTTTTGTAGATTATATTACACTTTCGGCTTCTTTATTATTTAGTATGAAATATGTCATGAACCTTGATGAGTTGAAAAAACAAACATTTTATAATTGTGTAAAAAAGAACGATTATGATCGGGCTGATGATTACCTGAATGAAGTTACCATTGTAAAACAGGATTACAGAGTATTATTTGAACGTTGGAAGCATATAACCGGAGTGGTATTCCTGGTTGATCCTCCCTATTTAAGCACTGATGTATCAACATATACAAATTACTGGAGACTGGCAAACTATCTGGATGTATTAACCGTATTAAAAGGGACATCCTATTTTTACTTTACTTCGAACAAATCGTCTATACTTGAATTTTGCGAATGGGTTGAAACTAATTTATCAGCCGATAATCCATTTAACGGAGCAATTAAAAAAGAAATGTCTGTGAGTTTAAATCATAATTCAGGATACACAGATATAATGCTTTATAAGAAAATTAAAAAGTGATTATTTTGTCCTTTATTGAATGTGTAAAAATCAGAATATTTGCATTGAAATTATTTATTAATACTAACAAAAAAATTATTTATGAAAAGACTAATTTTTTGCCTTGCGCTATTCTCGCTGATGTTTACATCAGCCATAGCATCTGATGTGGGAAATAAAGAACCCCTAACCCCTAAAGGGGGATTTATTCTAGTAGAACAGGTTTATCAGGTTATGCCGGTAGTTTCTATTCCTGTAAGTTTTGAGACTACTCCGGTGGTGATAAATTTTAAAGTGGGTGACGTTGTGGACACCGGAGACATGAATATCGGGATTTTATTTAAACCGGACGTATTTGTACTGATAGATCCTGGCCGATGTTATAATTTAAAAATGGGAACAATGGGGACGCTAACGACTTTGAATAATAAACCCATAACCCAGCAAAACGGAAATAGTTGTACTAATAGACAGACTACCCGACATGTTTGATTCTTGATTTTTTCATAGTATTAGATTTAAGGTTAATTTAAGAATGCCCTGGCTTGTTAAAGTCGGGGCATTCTGTTTTAAAAGAGTGGGGACGGTGAGGACGATGGTGACTATGTAGTTGTCCTTTAAAAGGAAATGGGTTATGATTTCTTTTGTAAAATAAAGAACCCCAAATCCGTCAGTTGACGGAGATTAAGACAAGAATTATGGCAAACGATTTTAAGCGTGGAATCAGGGTGTACCTGGACTCAAGTGACTATGGCAAGGGTATTGATCAGATGGTGGCTTCTACCAAAAAGTATGAAAAGGAACTGGAGGATCTGACAGCGGAAAGTAAGCGAATGACATCCGCTGGTGAGACTACTGGAAAAGCATGGGATGACAACCAGAAGAAACTTAAAATGTATGGCGACCAAGTAAAGAAGAGTCAGGCTATTGAGGCTGATTACCGGGCTAAACTCGATCAGACAAAAAAAGTACTTGAGAACCTTAGCGGATCAACATATAATGAATTGATTGCTGTACAGAAGGTGTTACAAAAGGAAGTAAAAAAAGGATCGAATACAGTAGAAGAACAAAGTAAAAAGCTGGAGCAACTTCAGCGCGTGAATGGTCAGGTTACTTTATCATACCGTGAAATGCATTCCTCAATTGGTGCGGGTTCTAAAGGAGTATCCGGATTTATAGAGAATATGTCATTAATGCCGGGAATTGTGGGTTATGCCGGTAATTCATTACTCGGGTTCGGATCAATGATTAAGACATTCCTATTAAGTCCTACCATGATTGCTATCACTGCCATCGTTGGACTTGTTTCCGGATTATTTTATTTAGCTAAAAACTCAATGGAGTTTGGAAAATCACTTTCCAATTTATCAGCGTTAACAGGTGCTGTTGGTAAGGATCTGGATTACCTGAAAGAAAAGGCTAAATCGCTGGCAAAAGATTACGGTAAATCGGCTGTTGAGATCGTTGAAGCCATGAAGTTGGTGGGAAGTGCCAAGCCGGAACTGTTGAGCAATGTAGGAGCACTTTCGGACGTTACCCGTTCGGTACTTACATTAAGTAAGGCCACCGGTATGGATCTGACCGAATCGACAAAGAATGTTACTACTATTATGAATCAGTTTGGATTGTCGGCATTAGAAAGTGACCGGACAGTGAATGTACTGGCGGCAGGTTCGAAGTTTGGTGCTGTAGAAGTGGACTATTTAGGAGAATCGATTTCGAAAGTAGGTACAATAGCAAAATCAGCCGGTATGAGTCTTGAACAGACCACTGCCATGATGGAACTTTTTGGAGAAAAAGGGGTAAAAGCTGAAACTGCAGGGACAGGATTTAAAGGTGTACTTGTAAAACTTCAGGCAGACACAAAAAATTATACAAATGGAATGTTCGACCTGAATAAGGCCATTGAAAACAATCAATCGATATCCGGGAATAATATTGCCTTGCAAAAGAAATTTGGTACTGAATTTTTTGGATTAGCTCAGATATTATTTCAAAATGCTGATCGGTTTCATGAACTTACCAAACAGGTTACCGGGACAAATGTTGCCCTGGAACAAATGACTATAGCTTCAGATAATTTATCGGGAGATATGGATAAAATGAAATCAAGTTGGGGATCATTTATGTTGTCCCTGGAAGATGGAAAGGGTCCGATAGCCAATGTATTCAGATATCTGGCTCAATTCATCACTAATGCACTTGGTGGATTAGCATTGCTCAGTAAAAGTGGTGCACAAAAAGATGCTGATGCAATAACTCATTCTGTAGAGTTACGAATTGAAGCCATGAAAAAACTGGTCGTTCAACAAAAAGATCAGGAAGGATTTTTAAATAAAAATATTGCAAGTGCTAAAAGGATTTATCAAAATGATCAAAAATATATTGAACAACTAAAGGCTGAAATAGTAGTTAATAATCAATTGGGTGGAGCTGTAAAAGAACAAAATAAAGATAAAGAAATTCAGATTTCAAAACTTGATAAGGATGTAAAAAAACAAATTGCTTACGTAAATGCTTTAGGGGGTCTTAGGAGTGCATTAAAATTATCAAAGGCTTCACAAATGCCGGGAGAAAAAGTAGACCTTACTACTCCGACTAATCAAAAAAAAGAAGACGCAGCTGCTAAAAAAGCATTAAAGAATAATCTTGATAATTTAGATGCTGAATTATCCGCAGAAAAGAATTTACTGAAGCAATCCAGGTTGGATGGTAAAAAAGATGAAGAAACGTATAACTCCGAACTGTTGGATCTCGAAATTAAATATTTAGGTATGAAACGAGATCTGTATAAAAAAGGAAGTAAGGAATATAATGAATTTGATGGACAGATTAAAGATGCTCAGATAGCCAAACAAAAAACGGAAAATGAAGCGAACCTAAAAGTTATTGAAGATTCGTTTAAATCGATATCGGACGTAACTACCCAGTACGAACAAACGGAACGGGATCGCCTGCAGGGGGAACTGGATAACAGAACCATCTCCCAACAGGATTATAACAGTCAGATATATGATCTTGAAATCACCCTGGCTGAAGCACGTCTGCAAAATGCAACGGATTATGCTGAATTAATACGTGATGCTACCTTTAATTCTGCTGCCGATAAGAAGAAAGCCGTAGATGCTGCTAATACTGCTGTTACAGCGGCAAATGGTGTATTACTTAAGGCTCGTAAATCAGGAACGAAGGATGAACTTGGTGAAGAAAAGAAACGCCTTGAAGAAATAGCCCGGATGAGGCAGACTCTTGGACTTGACCAGGAGAAACTGTCGTATATGAAGAGTCTGAAAGCTCTTAAGGCACATTTAAATGAAGAAAAGATTGCTGTTAAGGATCAGCAAGAATATATCGCTGCATTCAAGAAGCAAAAAGCTGTTGAATATGCCCAGATAGCCGTGCAAATAACAAATGCTATCGGTGCGGCCAACCAGGCATCCAATCAGGCCGAAGTAGATAGTCTGGAAGCACAGAAACAAAAAGAATTAACTTTAGCAGGTGATAACGCTGAAGCAATTCAGGCGGTGAATGAGAAGTTTGCACAAAAGGAACTGGATCTGAAAAAGAAACAGGCGGATGCTAATATGGCCATAGGAATTGCCCAGGCTATTGCTGCAGGTGCGTTGGGAATTGCCAACATATGGGCAGTTCATGGCGTTAATCCCATTTTGGCGGGCATTATAACCGCGTTGGAAGTCGTAACGGTGGGAATGCAGGTTAGTTCTATTATCTCACAACGTAACGCCATCATGGCAACAACTCTTTCCGGATCGGGTGGTTCAGGTACTTCCGGATCAACCGGTGCCCGGGTAGTTACTCAGGCGGCTGATGGAAGGTGGGATGTGATTGGTGCTGATGATGGAAAAGTATACCGGAATGTGCCGTACCGAGGAGTGGCCAGAACAGGGATTGTGACTTCTCCCACGCTCATGGGCGAACGTGGGGACGAACTGGTGGTTGATAATCCAACGCTACGGAACATTCGGATGAATGCTCCGGGAGTACTTGATGTGATCAGGAGAAATAGAGTATCGCAAAGAGCATCTGGGAATTATAGTGCAATTGGGGACAGTGGGGACGGTGGTGACAATACAAATAAGGCGACAACGGATAGTAATGCTGTTATTGCAGCCAATATATCAGTAATGAGTAGACTTGGACAATTGATTCAATATTTAATTGATAATGGTATTGATGCTTTTGTGATACTGAGTCAACTGGAGAAACAACAGGCACTGAGGGATAAGTCGGTAAAGAAAGGAAGTTTGAAAGGATAAGTAAAAAAGCCGTACTATTGTTCAATTGTACGGCTTTTTTGGGAATATCGGTGTGGGTGCTACTTAAATTTATCAAAGCAATCTATTCCACGTTGTTTTGTCTGTTCCAGGACATGGGCATAGAGCATTGTTTGTTCAATTTTTGAATGTCCCATGATATCTTTCAATGTAAATGGGTTTGGATTGTTGGCCATATAAATCGTAGCGAATGTATGCCGACCGGATTTATGAGATATCAGTTTTGTTATTCCTGCTCCTGCAGCTATTTTCTTCAGATATTCATTCATGGTTTGATCGGCAGGTAATTCAGAGAATATAAAGCCTTTTTTACGATCACCAACGATATCCAATACAATCTTTCGCAATGGTGAAGATATTGGAACTACTACCGGTTCAGGCTTCTTTCCTCGTGTCTTCATTCGATAATATGTGAATGACATCTTAGAAAATTGCTCCAGCTTCATAGCTTTTGCATCACCAATGTGTTGTGATCCGAAACACATGAACAAAAAACATTGAAATGTTTTGCGATATTTTTCAATATAATCATCCTTGAGGTAATATAAATATAATGCCTGTAAATCTTCTTCAGTGAGATATACAAAGTGTGGAGTGGATTGCTTTACCTTGAAATCTTCGAACGGATTCTCTTCCATATAGCCGGCTTTAATTGCTGCCAACACAAACTTCCGGATCACGGCCATGTTTTTATAAGTCGTGTTGTCATTATTAAGTAAATCTTTCTTGAGATGAACTTTATAATTTTCCAAAAACATCTTATCGATATCATCAAAATACAGATCAGGTGAAAATGCCTTTAGTTTGGCCAACACACTGTCGTGCATGTTATGGGTTGATATCTCTATTTGCCTTGCTGTCTTTTTTTGATAATCTTCACAGAATTCATGAAAGGTGGTCCAATCATCCGGACGGTTATAATTTTTCATGAATATATTCCGGGTTAGCTTTTTATCCTTTAACCGGTATTTGACCAACACATTGTTTATCCTGGATAAAATACTTTCTATAATCAGATTTTTATCTCCAGCTTGCTTATCTCCGGCACTTATACGCAAATTACGTTCGTTCCAATGCTTGACATCACATTGAACCTTAGTCGAAAAGTGTACCTTTTCTCTATTGACGTAAAAACTTACGTAAATAAATCCGGTCTTTTTATCTTCACCGGTACGATGGTATAATTTTACTGTTATCATTTCTACATTTGTAACGATTGGTCTACATTATGGTCCAAAGTTCACTGAAATTTACTATTGAGATTGTGTCGTAACTTGTTGAGATAGATATAAAACACGAAACCTCACAGTCGTTATGACTGTGAGGTTTTGGGGTTAAAGTGGTACCACCAGCACCAACCACGTTGTCTCTAAATCAGTCATTTATATTTATCTGGTCTACAATTGGGATACAAAACTTAGTTCTATACAGCAATCTGGAATATAATTAATATCTTGACTACTGGATAAAGTATCCACATGATCATACGGCTTTCGCATCCTGGGCGGGTGCATATCCCTTTTTTAACCGCTCATTCTCCACCTTCACTTCCATTAGTTCTTTTTGAGTATCATAGAGTAATTCCCAAGGATTGCGTGATGATGATTGCTGATATTCTTCTGCAGGTTCATTCATCTGATCGGATGGTTTAATTTGCATTTCATATGCATGCCATCCAGGTTGATCAAAAAAATAATTCATATCCTTTTTGAAGTATATAGCTATCTTTTCAAGTTGCTCAACAGATGGTTTTGACTTTCCTTCCTTATAATTTTCTAAAGATTTCTTTATTATACCCATATCATCAGCCATCTTTTGGATAGTGATGTATTTTTTTTCTGATTGTAGTTCAGTGATTAAAGTTCTTATTTTGTGATATATAAACATTGTTATTGCATTGAATGATTATAAATAAGAATTATTATTCATATTAAATAAGAAATATAGTTCTCATTTATGAATAATACTATATATTTGCAGTACCAAAATAACACTAATAATCGAATTTATGGAAACAATTAAAGAAAATATAGAAAAAATACTCTTTAAAGATTATTTCGAATTGCTGGATACTACGGCAAAAAATAAAATTCGTGATTCTATGGTTCCACTTCATGTTGCTTACACAACCTTTTATGCGAAACTTCGAAATAATTCATGGAAGGAATTGGAATATCAGGAACTTGAACGTATAACCGGACAATCATTCATACGATGAGACTACGCGAAATTGAATATGTGGTAAATAAAGGGAATGTATTGGTTGCCGAGATGGAAGAAAAGGCCTATATATTAAATCAAACTCATAGACATATCATTGAAGCACATATTGAAGATTTATCGGAAGAATATCCGGCTGCTTTAAAATGTCTTGAAAAAAGATATTACCAAAGTCAACCGAACCGAATGTATTTCGAATTTTTAATAGTGAAAATGTGGATTAAACTCCACTTCGGACAATCTGATCACTTGGTGGATATTGATGAAAATGGAAATCAAAATGTTGAATATTGCTATTGTCCACAAAGGGGAGAATGCGAAGGATGCAATTTAAAAGAGGCCTGTTACCCGGTACAATCAACCAATCTCCGAAAATCTGAAGTTAATGTTCTTCGTCTACTGGTACTAGGACTTGATGAAACGGCAGTGGCCGACTCCTTATGTATTGCGCTTAATACAGTAAAGAAACACCGACAAAACATGTTGACCCGGTATGGCTACCATAAGACGTCACAACTGATTGACATGTGGAACCGGCTTAAAATGAAATAAACCCGACAAGGAACCCATTGCATGAGGTGTCATGGTGGTGGCAGAGTAAGACTGCTAAAAAAGGAGAGAAACGGCATTACAATAGTTGAGATGATTGTAAACAGTGATAAGATAAGTGAAGCCTATATAGCCGGGGCGGGTAAACTCGCTCTCTTTTTTTTAAAGAGCACAATTCCCTAAGAGGGAGTAATAGAATATAACTACCGGTGCTAATCGCACTCGAAACCTGAGACGAAATCAGAAAGCTCTTGAAGCGCAATGATGGGAAAGTAACGCAAGAAGTCAGTACCGGTAGTTCTTTTTAAAAAGAGTAAACTTTAAAATAAATCCATATGCCAACTTCACTTGCACGTCTAACTATTCGGGACAAAAAGTATAAGGATGGAAGTTTTTCGGAATTAAACCGGCTCAAAAAAATAATGATTCAAAACGGATATTCCAAATCAGTCATCCATGTTGGATACGCCAGAGCAAAAGGAACATATTATTGTAAAGCATGCGAATGTCAGGTAATTAATCCGGAGAGTGACTGGTACCAGGGAAAAGAGTTCTGGAGATGTAAATGCAAACAAATTAACTTTATAAATAATCAGTATGAAAACAGTACTTCAAATTCGTTTTGAAAATGAACGAAAAAGAAAACAGGATCATCAAAATGATTTGATCTTTAAATCGATTGTCTTTGTTATCGTGTGTTTATTAATTAGTTGTATCATTATTGAAAATCTGCCAGAATGGATAAGAACTATTTCATAAAGAACAGGGTGAATAATCAATACAAAAATTCACTGGATAAAATGCTTCACCGGGCTTTTTCAAAGTTTGAAAGTAAAATAATCAATGAAAAGAATCTTCAAATTCTAGATGATGAATTTAAACTGGTTGTAAAGGAGTATCAGGATCATAAAGGAAAAGCTGCGATACCAAAATATACTCGATGGGACACTTTAAGTTATATGGGTGATTATATTTTGATTGAAGTATCTGAATCACTGCAATATTCATTAATGTTAATTAGAGGAGAAGTAAAATGAAACCCAATAAATCAATCTTCAACTTCTCCATTATTATTCTCTTTGCAATAGCCTTTATATCATTGCTAATTCTCGTATTTAGTTATCCGGAATGAATCACTGCGTTGAAGTTGAATGTCCCCACTGCGGACAAGTATATTGTGCCAGGTGCAACCCGCTTTATTGTTCGGGATGCGGAAAGCCTACCCCGGCAACTACCTTCCAGAAATAATAGTTTAATCACTTAAAATCTTAGAATATGGATTTTATTTATTTAGGATTAAAGATCCTATGCGCTTTCTATGTGTATTTTTTAATCCGCAATGGATTTAAAAGCTTTTCGTTTCTGAAAAAAAGTCAAAAAAGTATCTATTTAAAATCAATCAAAAATAATAAATCTACTTCAAAATGAAAACAATTAAACTCTTATTTATCGCTCTCCTGGTACTGGTATTTACAAGTTGTTCGATGCACGGACTTCATTCTTCTAAATACGTATATCATCAACCTCATATTCGTTCAAATTCTGTGAATTCAAATGGTATTCATAAATAATAATTTTTAATAAAACACTAACAAAGACAAATTATGAAACTATTACAAATTGAAGATTCAAAAGCACGTATCCTGTATAAGACTGCTACACCAGAATTTAAAGAGATACTGGAAGATTCCTTTGGTAAAGAATTTTTCTCTGGTAAAATTACTGATCGGATTAAAACGTATGAAGATGCCTGTACGGAGTTAGGAGAAAAGCCACTAAATGAATCGGAACTTAAAAGTTTTGGATTCACTCCAGATGAAATAAATTACCGAAAATTAAAAACAGTAATAAAGGTATTGAACGAGGGTTGGGTTCCAGACTGGACCAATGGCAACCAAGCAAAGTGGTATCCTTATTTCCGGTTGTCCTCCGGGGCTTTCGTTTTCGATGGTGCGGGTTGCGATTACTCGATTGCGTTTGCGGGGTACGGCTCGCGCCTTTGCCTTTCGAGTGCTGAACTGGCCACATATGCAGGAAAACAATTTGTTGATATATTCAAAGGATTTATGTTTTAATTTTAAATACAACTATCGCTGAAAGGCAAATAAAAATCAAACAAACATGAAAAAAGTAGAAACAAAAGTAGCAGAAAAAGAAGTGAAAGAAAATGTGATGATTCGTATTAAGACTTTCGAAGATGCAATGAAAGAAACCTTACGTCCTGAAGTACCTGACTTTTCAAATTTACCGGAAGATTTACGTGAATATTTTAAAGCGCAATACAAAATTATTGTAATTGCTGAAGCACTGAACGAAGGGTGGAAAGCTGACTGGAATGATAGTAATCAGTATAAATACTATCCATACTTCTATATGTCCTCCGGGGCTTTCGTTTTCACTGATACGTATTACGATTGCTCGCATGCGTATGCGGGGTACGGCTCGCGACTTTGCTTTAAAACTAGAGTACTGGCAAAGTATGCCGGTGAACAGTTCTTAGATATTTGGACTGTAATTATTCAGAAATAGAGATTAAAGGTTGTTTGTCTTTGTGGGTTGTCCTCCAGGGCTTTCGTTTTCAATGATACGAATTACGATAACTCGAATGCGAATGCAGGGAACAGCTCGCACCTATGCTAAAAGATTTTACAGAGACAAAGACCTTGGCACTTGCCAAAAAAAAACTAATTCAAAAGGTACTGGTAGGGAAACTGAACGCTCCGATACGAAAAGCAAAGCATGAAAAGAATAGGAAATTTATATGATCAAGTATGCAGCCAGGATAACCTGTATTTAGCATGTAACAAGGCTAAATCAGGGAAGTCCAATAGTTATGGGGTTAAGCTCTTTGAAAAGAACCTGGAAGCCAACATCAACCAATTGCATGCAGAACTGGTGAACGGAACATACAAAACATCTGAATACAGCATTTTTACTATTACTGATCCAAAGGTCAGAACAGTATACCGGCTTCCATTTAGAGATAGAGTAGTTCACCATGCAATAATGAATGTCATGGAGCCAATATGGGTGTCAGTTTTCATTTCACAAAGTTATGCATGCATAAAGGGCAAAGGCATTAACGGAGTATTAAAAACGATTAAACGGGATTTAAATGAAGTTGAAAAAACTACCTATTGTCTGAAACTTGATATTAAAAAATTCTATCCTAGTGTTGATCATGAGATATTGAAAAGTATCATCCGGAAGAAAATAAAGGATACAAAGCTTTTAAATCTGCTTGATGGTATAATTGATAGTGCGCCCGGGGTTCCAATCGGGAATTATCTTTCTCAGTTTTTTGCCAACTTATATTTATCATATTTCGATCATTATCTGAAAGAGGATAAAAAAGTAAAGTACTATTACCGATATGCAGATGATATTGTGATACTGGCACCGGATAAGCCTTATTTGCAAAGTTTACTGATTGATATTAGCGAATATATGACAGTCAGATTAAACCTTCAGGTAAAAGATAATTACCAGGTGTTTCCGGTAGATAAGCGAGGGATTGATTTTGTCGGATATGTGTTCCGGCATACGCATATTTTAATGCGAAAATCGATTAAAAAAAAATTCTGCAGGAAGGTTGCTAAATTAAATAAAAAAAATCTGGATGAAAAGCAATATAAAATTCAGATTAGTCCCTGGCTCGGTTGGGCAAAGCATTGCAATTCGAGACATTTATTAAAAACAATATTACATGATGAAAACATTCTCTGACCTTGGAATAAAAGAAACTGAAAACAAAAACATATTCCCTGTACAACAAATTTCAATTACCGAAGTAACCAATTGCGAAATAGAAATTATTGATTTTGATCCTGATGTCGAAACCAAGTATGGAAAAGGAAGATATGTTGTCCGAATACGGTATGAAAACATAGAACGTAAATTTTTTACGAATGCAGCACCAATAAAAGAAATACTGGATAAAGTACCAAAAGAAGCATTTCCTTTCCTTGCAACTATAAAAACGAGGAAGTATGGAACCGGAAATGAAAAAACATTTTATTTTACTTAATCAATCTACTATCATGAATCTATCTACTCATGCACCTGCTTCTCTCGCTGATCCAACATGGATAACTGAATTTATAGTCAAAATGGGTGAATCCGAATTTTGGGCATATAAGAAAAGCGTTTATGACTTTTTGGACAAATTAAAAGTTCATCAGTCATTATCAGTAGAGGCATGGGTAGAACCTGTAAATTATGACTTGTTTATTAAAATAGCATGTTGCTTTATTTCGGAAAGCCAGTTCTGTTATCAATTTAACCCTGAAAATACAACTATAAAAAGAAATTTCGATGCACAAAATTTGGAAAGATCGCTTGCCTTACTTAGATCAAAACGTAGGACTAAAGAAATTGCCGGAGATGGCCGAGGAACTGGGAGTGAATCAGGAGGAACTCCGATTGTTCCTACACCGGAGCCGGCGCTTCAAAGTCTACTCAAAGGATAACCTCACTATCCGACTTATCACGTCAAAATTTACGTTCCCGGAATACTTTATGCCTACAAAGCAATTCTTTCAACTTACCGGTATCCGGCAAGGCCGCTGGTGGCAACTATACAAAGGTGAACGTAAGATCACAGAGAAAGAATATAGTGCTATTTGCAGGCATTTAAAAATTACCGGCAAAGAGGCAATGGATGTAAGACAACTTGATTTATTTGAAAACATTTGATATATGTATTATAACGACCACGATAGGGATAAGATATTAGAAGCCACGAATGACAGGTTGGTTGACGTAATCGGTGATTTTATCATATTACGAAAGAAAAATAATGAGTTTTCAGGGGAATGTCCAATTTGTAAGGGTGAATATACCTTTAAATTAAACTCAGTTAAAAAGGCATTCGGTTGTTTTAAATGTAAAAAGATTAGTGGTTATACAGCTTCACATTTTTTAATGGAAGGTCAGAACATGCCCTTTCATGAAGCATTGGAATACCTGAATCATAAATATAGTATTATAGCCGATATACCGGTTGTAACAACAAAAAAAGTAACAGGTAAAAAAGAGCCTAAAAAATCGAGTACTTTTTGTGACCGAATGTTATTTCAATCGGGTCTTACTTACGCTGATGTTCAAAGCAAAATCATCACAATTACCGAAAATCATACGACTACCGATAAAAAAATGTTTCGTCCAGGAACATTTAATAAATTCTATGATCCGATTGAAGGGGATGATGTTATTATCGAGTATTATGATCTTGATGGGAAACCTTGCCAGTACGAGGTAGTCAATGAGAAAGGAAAGCCAACCGGTAAAACAAAAGATTTTATTCGTGTTCGGTTTCAATTCCCGGATGAACATAAGGATGGAAAAGGGAAACCTGTTAAATACAAGTCTCCGTATGGCTCAGGTAATTTTATATATATTCCTGAGAAACTAAGAATCCATATTAAGACCGGTGGAAAGATAGATCATTTATTCATTCAGGAAGGCGAAAAGAAAGCCGAAAAAGCATGCAAACATGGTATTTGGTCTGTTGGTATTGCCGGAATTCAAAACCTTGCACATGACAGCCAACTTCCGGTCGATTTGATAACAATTATTCAGAAGGCGGATGTCAAAAAGGTGTCATTGCTTTTTGATGCTGATTGGAATGATCTATCAAACTCGATAAAGATAAATGATTCGGTTGATCAACGGCCACGCAATTTTTATTATGCTGCAAAGAATTTCAAGGAATATATTAAAAGCCTTGAGAACCGTGAAATATCTGTTGAAATATACGTTGGGCATGTTCAACCTAACGAAGGAAAAGATAAGGGAATTGATGATCTTTTAGCCAATACATTAAAAGAAACTCCTGACCTATTATTGTCAGATTTGAATTGGCTTATCAATGAAAAGAACCTAACCGGTAAATATCTTCAGCTTTTCAAAATAACTGCTGTAAATGACACCAAAATACAGGAAATATGGCATCTGAATAACCCAACTGCATTTGCTAAAGAGCATTCTTCCGTTTTAAGGGCTTTACCTAAATTCCGTATTGGCCGACATATTTGGAAGTTGAATGAAAAAGGTGAAATTGAAAGTGCACAACCCCTTGAGAGTGATGAAAAATACTGGCAGGAAGTAAATGGAATAGACCGGAATGGAAATGCAAAAGCAACAACCTATGAATTCAAATATGGCCGTTGTTTTACTTTCCTACAAAATCGTGGTTATTATCGCATGATGAACCTGGATGGTAAGACCTATCAGTTTATTCACATTAACCATCCTACAGTCAGGACCGTTGAACCTTTCGAAATTCGTGATTATGTAACTGATTTTACTAAAGTATCAGCCAATGAAGATGTTTTGGAAATGATATACAAAGGCGGGGTGCAATATTTGGGACCTGACAAGCTGAGTAACCTTGTTTTTAATAAACCTGTATTCGAAGAACCAACCAGGGAATATCAACGCCTTTATTTCAGAGAACGATGCTGGGAGGTTCGACCAAATGAGGTTAAAGAACTTGATTATACAGCCGTGCCTTATAATATTTGGGATGATCAGAAACATGATTTCCCTGCGACATTGAATTGTAAACCAAATAAGGATCCTGAAATTCGCATTTACCAACCTCTTATTGAAGTGGATCTGATTGATGACACCCGTTTTACTTTTAAACTCAGTCCGGAGGGGAAGCGGTGCCAGTTCCTCCAGTTCCTGATCAATACTTCAAACTTTACCTGGAGAAAAGAAAAACAAATTGCTGCTGGCGAAACCGGGATAACAGTTGATCCGGATGAATTGCACGAAAACACGCTTCACCTGATTTCGAAACTTGCAGCAATGGGATATATGGCTTTGTCGGCAAAGGATAGGTCCGTTTCGCGCGCCGTTGTTGCCATGGACGGTAAGCAATCGGAAGTTGGACAATCGAACGGACGAACCGGCAAATCGATACTGGGTGAAGCGCAAAAGCATATTAACCCAACCCTGTATATTGATGGTAAGAAGAAAGAGATTGAAAGCGATCCTTTTATATGGGATGGAATGACAGAGAAAACGAAATGTATTTTTGTGGATGATGTTCGGACTAATTTCAGCCTTGAATTTTTATTTGCCAATATCACCGGTGACTGGAATGTGAACTGCAAAGGAGGAAAACGCTTCACCATTCCGTTCAATCAATCCGGAAAGATATACCTCACCACCAATCATGCCTTGAATGGCCGTGGTTCGAGTTTTCTCGACCGGCAGTACATTATTGCATTCGGTGACTTCTACAATGATGAGCATAAGCCTAAGGATGATTTTGGCGGTCTGTTCTTTGATGACTGGGACTTTGATCAATGGAACTTATTCTGGAACCTGTTGGCCAACTGCCTGCAAATTTACCTCAAGTATGGAGTTGTACAGGCACCGCGCGAACGTATCGAAAGTCGCCAGCTCCGGCAGGATATGGGTGAAACATTCCTTGCCTGGGCGGATGAGTATTTTAGTGACGTGGACAAAATGAATACTAAACTTAAACGTAAGTTCCTGAATGATGATTACCTGAAGTATTCGAACCTTAACCCCAAACTGGTATCTCCGAATGCCTTTAAAAATAAGATCAAAGCATTTTGCGTATGGAAAGGATATGCATTCAACCCACACATGTTGGACCCACAGAGCGGAAAACCTCTGAAGTATGATAAAGATGGCAAACCCGACATGGATGATAAATCAGGAGGTATTGAATATTTCTGGATTGGCAACCGACCAATTACGGCGGCCGATGCGCCGATGATTACTGAAGGGAATGAAATATTACCATCTAATCCGGATGAAAAACCATTTTAATGAATTTACTATTTAGTCATTTACTATTTACTATTTAAAAATAAATCAATTAAATCAAACAATGTTATGAAAGAAATTAGAACGGACAGTTACACTTTACGGACGGAGGAAGGCCAGTGGCTTGGTCAGGTAGTTTTAACCAGTGATGGATTGTTAGGATCAGTAACTGATTACGGAAATTTTTCGTATGCCTGGAGAAGTACAGGAAAATCATTTAAAGAGTTTATCCTTTCAATCCAAACTGAGTATTTTGCCAATAAAATTATTCAAGGTATGTATAATATGCCCAGGACTAAACAAATTGAACAGGCTGTTAAACGTTATTCTGAGGAAATACTTCCGGCACTTAAAAAGGTTCTTCTGGAAGAGAAAAAAAGCATAGTGAAGCCAAAAAAATACTATTTAGTATATAAACCGGATATAGAAGAAAGTCAGAATTTCTTTTATAATATATTGGATCCAACAATAGATCCTGACGGTGAAGTATTAGATCATATAATGCAACTGGAGGATAGTGATATTGGGAATTATGAAATTTACGAACATATAATTGGATAAGCTATGAAAGAACTCCCTATCTTATTTTCCACGTCAATGGTCCAGGCCATTCAGGAAGGAAAGAAAAACCAGACTCGCAGGACCGCGGGTTTGGAGAAAGTAAATGAAGATCCGGATAACTGGGCATTCATACATATGATAAATGAAGTTAATTTAAATACTTTAATAGGTCAATATTATTGTGTTTTTATACATAAATCTGGTATGAATTTATCTCTGAAAACCCGATGTCAGAACGGTGATCATATTTGGGTAAGAGAAGCATTCTATGCGTCCGGATATTGGATATCAGAAGGATTTACAAAAACAGGTAAGACAAAGAGAAGATTTATTGATAATACTTTGCTTTTTGATAAACGAACTTATTTGTATGAAGACAATAAGCCTGAAAAGTTTGAAACAAGTAAAATTTTCAAACGAGGTTCATGGTTTAAAAGGACTTCCTTATTCATGCCAAAGGTGGCTGCACGTATTTGGTTGGAATGTACCGGAGTTCGTTGTGAACGATTGATGGATATTCGTGAAAAAGATGCCGAAGGTGAAGGTGCAAGTGAATGGAATTCTGCTAATGAAATAAAATATCTGAAAGGATCTAAATCAAACCTTCCAAAACCTTGTGGTCCATTCAAATTCAGCTTTATTCTTCTATGGTGTAAAATTAACGGAGTTGAAAGTTTTGATCTGAATCCCTGGGTGTTAATTTATGAATTTAAACGCATTGAGAAGCCATGAAAAAGAAAAAAATATCAATTGAACTTAATTGTAACACTTATTTCAAATCAATTCATTTCGAAGGTTATGTAAAAATAATAAATGTAAATGAGGAAGATAATGACTTAGAAGTTACAATTAAGACTTTAACTGGCCAGCATGACGAACATTGGAATCTTGAACATACTATAACTGGATTTGAAAATGGTGATTATTGGACTTTCTATTATAATGAAAATAAAGATCCTAACAGGGTTCATAAATGCTATAATAAATATAGAACTGATTTTATAGCTCAATATAACATGATTCTTCAAGATAATATTACTTGTGCTGATTGTGGTAATGACAGTTATTGTAAGGCCGTATTTGGAGGTTGTTCAGAAAATAAAAATTGTCAATTCCACCCAAGCAAATTTTATCATGCAAAAGCAAAATAAAATTATTGTAGCCATTTCTCCGGATCCTGTTATCCGGAAAAAGATCCTGCAAAAGTTAGCAGTGGAGGCAGGCTTTGCACTTACCCTGGGCGATGCCGGAAAACTGATAAAGCCTACTCCGTATGAGTGCAATATACCAGGAGCGTTCTTTGTGTTCTGTGACCTGCATAACTTCCGTAAATCGCCTAATATCAACCAACAATTGTATGAGATGGCCGCCAGGGGAATGGCTGTGATTGTTGGGGTAAAGAAACTGCCGGCAGAGGTGGAATTTATTTGTGAAGTGTATTATTCAAATTATTTATAAAAGAAGAACCCCCAACCCCTAAAGGGGAGTAAGAACAAGACCAAGTATTTATAATTAATCAATTAAATAAAATAAATCATGAGTAATTTATCAATCAAAGTAGATTTAATCAAAATCAAAGATGCTACCCTGACCGTATTAACAGGAAAGACGGGAGTTAAGAAGAATTGCCTTATTATACCAATTGAAGGCAGTGGGTTATATGTAGGCGAAAAGGGTGTATACCTTAACCTATCGGCGTTTGAAATCAGGGAACCTAAGTACGACCAGACTCACCTTGTAAAACTTAGCAAGGACAAAGCAGAGTATGAAGCATTGACAGAAGATCAAAAGAAAGCATTACCAATACTTGGTGGATTAAAACCCATTATCCATGCTACTATGCAACCAGCTGCCGAAGAACTGGTGGTTGATCCCGGAGTGGAAGGGAGTGATTTACCATTTTAAATAATTTACTATTTATTCATTTACTATTTACTATTTAAAATAATTAAAAATATGGCAGTAGAAGTAGAATGTAAAGAAGTTGTTATCACGACGCTTTTACGACGTGGTGATGGCATTGAAGGGATCCCAGTCAGGTGTATTACTCAGGTATATACTAAAGATGGTGTATTGATAGCAGAACGCGATCCTTTTCCGACGACATTCACCCCTGAAGATATGAGACAGTTTGCCAGGTACTATTTAAATGAAAAATCAAAAAGCGTTGATATTACGGTTGAGCTTGCTTTAGCCTGGGCAAATGTAACCAGAAAATAAATATCAGATTCGTTACTAATTAAAAGCCTGCCTTTTCGGTAGGCTTTTCTTATTTATGATAGTTGTGAAGCCGGTACTAATAACTCTTTTGTAGGATAGTTGTGAAGCCGGTACTAATAACTCTTTTGTGATTGATGTACAGAATCGTTACTATTGTTTCTTACTCCCCTTTAGGGGTTGGGGGTTCTTCTTTTTTCATTCCCCCGCACCCCCCTTACTATCGTATGTAAATAAATGGACAATCGTACTCCCAAAAAAACGCAGTCCATAAGTTCAAAAAAAGTACATACACTCAGGAAAAGGCGGGCAGTCTCAAACGTATAAATCCCTCCAATAATCATAAATAAATCGTTCAATTTCAGAGCCTCTCTATATATAATCTTTTCTTTTATTATTTATCTACTTTTCAAAAGTTGACTATCTAAAAAAAGGAGATAAAAAAGTACTTTGGAACAAAACGCAATTTTTGAAAATTAATCAATTAAATATCAATTTTTTACGCTTGTTCTGTTTTTGTACTCTTTCGTACTCTTTGCACGAATATGTTCAAAAACAAAAATAGTACGGAAAAATAAAAACAAAACAAGTTAGTACGGAAAAGAGTACGGTGTTAACGTGCTTGAATATAAATAGTTATAACATAGTGTATACCATTTTGCACGAAAGCACACTTTGTTCGGCTATTATTGGACCGGGGGGGTATGTCAGATCTGAAAATTACATTTAAAATAAAATGAGGATTATTTGTTTAAATCGTGTTTATTTTGTATCTTGTTATTTGCTCTAATAATCTGACTTTAAATGTTTTAATTTTCAAAAATTAAATTTATGTATACTACTAAAATCACAATTAAACCTCACCTGGCAGAATATTGCATCGGTAAATGGGGCGATGATTTTGCGGAACCGGTTCAGTTCCCACCAAAAACGGATTTATACATTACAATTTATGATCTGTTGCAGAAAAGGCCCTGCAATCAACACCTGGATGCGGGTAACCTGGAGATTGTTCTACCCAATCGCCGGCAGGATGAGGATGGGTTTAAAAAAAATCCGTCATGTTATAACTTCCTGTCTGAAAAATCGTGCGGGATTATTCAAAAACGGATATCTATGATTTTTTGGGATGAACTTCACAATTTACTTTTTTTGATGAAAAAGGAGCATGATCAGAATTATGACGTTACAGCAAATTATTTCATTTGCATGTACCGGATTGAAAGCATTACCTCCGACGCTTTACTCAAAAATTATTACCGGCACCGGGAAGATTCTCGGATACGGAATAAGCGTAAATATAAAAAACAAAAAAACGTTAAAGTTTAGATTTATTTTGTTCACCAAGTGCGGTGTTTTGTCCAATAAAAGGGGTACAAACACCGAAGAGTTTAATAATAAGGAGTATAACCATTTTTAATACAAAATATATGGATAATATTGGAGGAATTATATCGGCGGATTATGCTATTGTCGAAAATGTGAATGCATGCTCCGTGACAGGTGGCAAAATAATTGTAGTGCTGAAAACTACAAAGCCCTGGTTAGAGTTTCCGGCTACTCCGGGACGTATTGAAGTAACCGTTACTCCGGATGAAGGAATCATTCCACTCTATACTGTTTCGGGAATAATCTATTGTGCAAGGAGTAGGCAGGCAAAGTATAATGATATCACCGGTAAGAAATTTAAAAGGATCCTGTTGAAATATGTTACCGGAAATGGTGACGTACTGGTGGCAGGTGACCGGGCAAATCCTTTAAAAGTTCAAATTGAAAACGTAAATCCATCGGCGGCCAATGGATATTCGGGAACAAAAATAACGTTATCAGGCGTAATGACACACTCTGAACTCCCATTGATGGAGTAATAAGTCCTTTAAATCCCTTTATAATAGCAGTATTCTTGCAATTCAATTTGCATGAATACTGCTTTTTTAATACCAAATAACTGCTTATGCTCTACTTACACAACATATTGAACGGCGTCTGGGCAATTGATCAGAACTATGCTTCTAATTATTTGCCATTGATTGCGAACTTTATTAAAGGTGAACGGATGGCAGTTGCACCGGCATTACCTGCTTTAAATGATCGTAATTCAGTTATGATGTCAGATGGTATTGGTAATGAAAATAGAGTACCGGTTATAGATGCTATGCCTGGATCAATTGCCATTATCAATATTTCGGGTGTAATAACCAAAGAAGATCAAATGTGCGGACCTGCCGGGATGAGATCTATTTCTAACCTAATGAAACAATGTTATGCCAATGATGCTATCAGTAGCATTGTCATAGTTATGAGTTCGGGAGGTGGTGAAGGTTATGCCATGCGGTTGCTTGCTGAAACTATTTCGGAAAAGAATAAGCCGGTTGGTGGATTCATTGATGATATGGCATGTTCGGCAGCTTATGGTATTCTTTCAGGATGTGATTATATCTGTGCGAACAGTAACCTGGCTAAAGTAGGAAGTTGTGGTGCTTATGTGACATTGATTGATTTTTCGAAACAATTGGAAATAATGGGTGTAAACCTGATTGAAATATATGCCACAGCATCTACTGATAAAAATAAAACATTCATTGATGCCATCAATGGAAAACCGGAGGAATTACGTGCTGACCTTGATGTATTCAATGAATGGTTTCTTTCGATGATTGAAACCAATCGTGCGGATCAGTTGAAAGGTGACCGAAAAGTTTGGGGAACCGGTAAAGTATTTTACGGTGATAAATCCTTAGAAATTGGGTTAATCGATGCCGTTGACACATTCGAAAATTTTATTAATTATTTTAATTCATAATCCATGACTAAAATCTTATCAACTGCTGCTTTCACTGTTTTGAAAGAAAAAGCAGACAATTACGATGCAGTTGTAAATTCAGTAGCCGCAAAAGGCGAAGGAGTTGACGCTGCTGATGTGACGCTTGAAAATGTTCAGGCCGTCATTAATGCTGAAGAAAGTGCCGGAGATAGTGTTCTCCAAGCAACTGTAACTGAACTTGAAGGTGCTGTGGAAACATTGAATACCACTATCACCGAGTTGACAACTGAACGTGACACGTTAAAAACCGAGAATGAAGTATTATCTGCTCTTCCTGGTGCTGAAAGTGTTGTTGCAATTCCTGAAGCTGAAGCAAGTGCTGTAGCAACGGATACTGTATTGGAATTTGCTGCCAAGAATCAGGGTAATATCCTGGCTATTGCTGCTGAAATGAAGAAACAAGGATATTAAATTTAACCCTTTAAATATAAACCAATGCCAATTCTAACAGTCGCTGCATTAACTGAGGCAGCTAAAACTTACGATCCGATTTTACGGACTCTGCCTTTCTTCTCACTTGATGCTTTAGCTGCTAAACTGAAGCTGAACATTCAGCAAGTGGAAAATGAGGACGTAATTGTGAATATGCGCCGTAAAGCCGGTGGAACTGGTCCGTACTCTCCGGGCATGGCCATTACTTACGATCCTGAAATTGCAAAGTTTTTTGAATCGAATTTGAAACCTGAAATGGTTGTTTTCAAAATCAAAGATAATATCACCAATTACAAGGATAAGAAAGTCCTGGTTAATGCCGGTACTAAACTTGATTTGAAAACCAAAGCCCATCCCCTGGAACAATTAATTGTACAGAATGTGGTTACCTCTCACGCTGAGGACATCGTGTTTGCATTATTTCATGCTGAACGTGACACTGCTACTTTTTCGCCAATGACTTCATTCACCGGATTCTATCCTGTATTGGATTTATTGACTACTAATGGTTATATCGCTGCCGGACAAGGGAACCTTGAAATTACAGGTGTTTTTGCTGCTCCGATTGATGAAAATGATTCTACTGCCTATGACAAATTGGTAGAATTCATTTATAGTTCTCACCCATTATTAAGATCATCCATTGGTGGTACTCCTCAATTGATTTGTGCCCAGACGGTTTTGAAAAATGCCCGTGATGCTTATCGTAATAAAGTGAAAATGTTTGCCATTCCAACTATGACTCAGGTATTGGAAGCACTTCGTGAAGATGCTTTCTGTCCTGCTTTGGAAATTGCCACTGATGAAGCATTGGGTACCGGTTCCAAATTGATTTTGCAAAAAGTGGGGAATATGGATATCGGTTTCGATACGTCAAAAGCTGCACAATTTATGCAGGTTCGTAATATTTACGAAGATCCTAATGAAATTCAATTCTGGTTGGAATCAATGTACGGTACTCGCGTTCGCGACGTACATAAAAAGATTTTCAAAACCAACGAACAGGTGAATACTCGTATTGACCTCTCAGGTGACTATTAATCAATAAGAAAAAAGCCGGTTGCTTCGGTAGCCGGCTTTTTTTTAATCAATTTTTATTTAACTCAAAATTTTAAAACTTCATTGATATGAAATTCAATCTTAATCCATTAACCTGGGCAGCCGGACAAGATAATATGGGAGGTTACAAAGCCTACGTATTGTTCGTTCCTGCCGCTTCCGTTAGTGCAGTGCCAACCTTACCATTGGTAACCGATGTATCCACCGACGTGGACCAGGTAACTGCTGCAGGTGCTTTTGTTTTCAAAACTGTTGGTGACAAACCTAAGTACATAGAATGTACGGATAAGACCGTTAAATTCGATGCTCCTAATCAGGGCGAACTTGAAGGTCAGAGTTTCGCCCCAGCTGGTGAGTTCTTTCGTTCCGGCAGTAAAAAAGAAGCGGCTGCATTTGCACGTCAGGTCAACAATGTATCCGGTTACCTTATTCTGGAAGATATGGAAGGTCAACAGATTATTGTTGGTCAACCAGGGCTACCTTGTCACATTAAACCGGAATATGCCGGTGGTATGGCTCGTGCCGATCGCCGTGGATTTAAATTCACTTTTGCAAGTGATGCCATTTGTCCGCTTATCTACTTAGGCACTCCAATTGATATTGCAACAATTTTAGTACCATAATTCAGCATTATGCTAAAAACTATTCAAACATGGCTGGCCGATCCTAAGCGTACATTCGCTGATGGGTTGGCTATCTTTGAAACTGCCGCCGGAACGGATATCAAAAAAAAATACTTACAATATTTCAAAGATAATCTTTCGGAAGGTGATCAGTTTAATCCTGCTCTTTGCATGCTCACCAATAAGGTGTCAGTCATTGAGAACAATATCAGGACGAATCCCGATCAGTTCAAAGATATGAAGTTGGTGATTGCAGGTGAACCTGTAGCCACTGTGGAAGAAATTGAAGCAAAACAAGCTGAGATTGATGCACTGAGAGTAACCATTGAAGAATTGACCGCTGATAAGGCTGATGTTGATTCTGACAATGAAGATTTGAACGAGAATGTAGAGAACCTGGAATCTGATTTAGAAAATACGGTGGATGAGTTGAAAGATGCTCAGACTTTATTGGAAGAAAAAGAACTGGAACTTACTTCCCTGAAGGAACGTCGTGGACTTTCCATTGTTGCCTATGACAATCTTCCGGAAGACATCAAAAAACTCTATGACCGGGTTAAAGTGATCACTCCATTAATGGCCAGTTTGCAATCGGATATTTCAGTTGAAAAACTTCATCCTGCTACGCGCAAAAAACTTGTTAAACAGTTAGTAGACCTGGACGATGAACGTCGCGCTGCATGGGATTCAATTGATTCCTGGAGTGAAGGCAAAACCATTGAACCAGTACTGGAGAAACCTGCCTATTCTGAAAATGAACTGGTAGCCGGTGCTCAAATAGCCAGAAGGATTGACCGACTAATTGAAAACCTGCAACGGTCTCAGGAAGTTGCCAATACTACCGAACGTGAAGTGGTGAAGCTTAATGCACTTAAACGCATTGACGCCTATAATATCGAATTGGCAGAATTGGAAGCTAAGATAGCCAAACCGACTCCGACTCCTGAACCTGAAGCAACCGTTTAACCCGATTGTATTTCAAATAAACATTAAAAAGGCAATCCCACGGTATTGCCTTTTTTTACATCCCAACGATTATGGCAAAGAATGATATCACGGTTTACGAAAAAATTGAAAAGCATCTGTTTCATTCCATTGATGAAACTAAACTGGCATTGTCTGAAAAAGATCAGGATATAAAAAAACGAGTACTTCTTTGCGTATCCAAAAAAATGGCGAATCCTCTCATGATGAATTCTGAATTGATCAGCTTTTTGATGGAAGGTGGATCGGTTGAATTAGTTGAAAAAGACAAAAAAGGGAAAGTAATAAGTAAAACTATGACCGATGTCTTATTTACTCCGGTATCTCAATCGCAAGCCTATAATGACATTGCCGGTATAACTAAGATATTTGGAAATATAACCATTGCCGCCAAGAGTTGGCACCGGTATATTATTATCGAAACATGCAAAAAAGGTGCTCAAATTGCTATTGAGGATCGCGATCCGCAGGGAATTGCCGCCAATATGGATAAAATAGGGAAATATACCCGGGCTGATAAGGAAGATGATGTATTTGACTGGAATGAAATGATACCACCCAGCTTCGAGCCTACTGATGATATAACCGTGCTTGAGGGAATACGCGAAATTCCTAATCTGGAGGAAGAACGTCGCCGGTTCCGTGAAAAATTCAAAGGAAATTTATTCAAAAAAGCTGAAGAGGCACAAATCGAACCATAATGAATCCAATACTCCCTGGTGCCGATCAGCTTCATAAGTTTGAGGATCGCGTTCGTAAATTCTTCAATAAAGCTCAACGTGACGCGATGGCTATATCCGCGCATGATGAATATATCGTTGCTGCTCGTGGTACCGGAAAGTCTGAGGGTATAGATGCCCGCTTTATTATTCGGAATGTATGGGCGATGCCGGGCAGTACCGGTGCTCTTATTTCGCCTACTTATTCAAAAGCCTGGGGTAACACATTACCCGCTATTTGCCACGCATTGTACGAATGGGGATATGTGGAAGGTATTCACTATTATGTTGGCAGAAAAGCCCCACAGGAGAAGAATTTCAAACAACCTAAACGTAAGCCATTGCGCGAAGCATGGGGTAATTGCTTTCATTTTTGGAATGGAACGATTATGGTAGTGCTATCTTTCAATAACGGGATGTCTGCCAACTCCATGTCATTGGATTGGTTGATTGGTCCTGAAGCAAAATTTTTGGATTATAATAAAATTAAATCGGAAGTTAATCCCGCCAATCGTGGTAACCGGCAATATTTCGATGATTGTCCCTGGCATCACAGCGTATTGTACTCCACCGATATGCCCACTTCTAAAATGGGTAAATGGATACTGGATAAGCGCGATGAGATGTCGCCTGATCATATCAACTATATTCGTAACATTTATAAAGAGTTAGTTGGGTATATGTCATGGCCGGAACAAACAGAATACAATATCCGGATGATAAAAGAACTCCGGGCCGATCTTGCCCTGGCACGACGTTACCAGGAACCATTGAAGCCATTACCTAACCAGAAGTTTGAATATACTGTATTTTATGGAGAGTACGATGTATTCGATAACCTTGAGGTATTGGGTGAGGACTTTATCATGCAGATGTACAGGGATAGTCCTACCCTTATCTGGCGTACTGCCTTTATGAATGAACGACTGTTCCGTGTGCCTAATGGGTTCTACTCTGCATTAACTGAGAATCACTTCTATATACCTACCGATAACGATAACCTTAAACAGTTTGGAACGAACTGGAAGAAACTAACTACTGCCGCCTGCCTGGGTGATCCTGATCTGGATATGAAGCGACCACTCCACATCGCATTCGATAGTAATGCTGCCATATCCACAGCATGCGTGGGTCAGGTGCACCCTGATACTAATGAGTTCAAGACACTTAAGACATTCTATGTTAAGACACCCGGCAAGTTACAGGACGTGGTACAGATGGTATGCGATTACTACATGGCAATGATCCATAAGGATATCATCTTCTACTATGATCATACGTTTGTTTGGGAGACAGGTGCAACATCCGAGAGTTATGCTGATACTATCATACGTATCCTGACTGATAACCGTTGGAACGTTACTGATGTTTACATAGGGCAAGCATCTAAGCATGATTGGAAGCATCTACAGATTGACCGTGCCCTGAAGGGTGACAATGAACTACTGTTCCCTACATTCAATGCAATGAACAACGAACTGCTTAAGATAGCCATGGAACAGACAGGCATTAAGCAAGGGAAGAATGGATTCGAGAAAGATAAGAGTCCTGAGAAGTTACCCGATACACCCGACAATCCTGATGAACATAAGACCCACGTTACTGATGCCTGGGATACAGTGTTCATTGGTGTGAATTTCTTCTATACTGAACCAAGTGCAATGGGAGGAGGAATAATTTTTATTTAGAGGTAAGAGGTAAGAGGTATGGAGTAAGTAAAGGGATGGCATGATGTCATCCCTTTTTTATGCTTTGTATCAATGTGTTAAAAAATATTTTGCTCAGCATATTGCGGTGAAAAAAAACATGCGGAGGCAAAGTCTTCAGAG